ACTGTGGGCAAACATCTGGGCAAAACGTCGTAGAGGCGAACGTATGAGAAAGAAAGGTGAAAAAGGTGCACCAACAGCCGATGCTATTAAAAAGGCATCAGAAGATATGGGTGGAACAACCACTTCATCTGTTGTAGGCGCTGGAGATAATCCTTCTGGTACAGTCGTTATAGATAGACGTAGAAGAAAAGATAGAGATCCAAAAGTATTAAAAAGATTTAGAAATTATTTAGACTCAGATGCTTAGAATTTATTTGTTTTTGTTTTTAGTTGCTACTTTTAGTGGCATAGGTTATACAGCATATTGGTATTATGAAACCTCAGAAGCTGAGAAAGCAAGGTTAAGAGAAAATAATATTGTTTTACAAGGTGCTGCTGAAACATTAGAAAAAACTGTGATTGAATTAGAAAATCAAGCTAGTAATAATGCTCTAATGATTAAAGATCTACAAGAATCATTACAAAAGTCAGAAGCTGGACTTGATAGGCTTAGAAAAAGATTTAGTCAAATTGATATAACAAGAGAAGCTCTCGAAGATCCTGCTGATCTTGAACGGAGAATTAATCGTGGCGTGGACAGACTCATACAAAATATTTTATCTGATACCTCTCCTTCTATTACTGACGAGTTGCGCGAAGACGACGGAACCGATAGTAGTAACTGAGAAAGAATACATTTACCCAACCATTCCTTTACAGGCTCCACCAAAACCTGTTGATATGCCTGACGTTGAATGGTTTGTTATCAATGAAGATAACCTAGAAGAATCTATAGTAAGAATAAAAGAAGCCGGTGGTGTTGCCGCCTTCATGGCTATTACGCCAAAAGGCTATGAGAATCTATCAATGGGAATAGCCGATATACGCAGATACATCCTTCAACAAAAAGAGATTATCGCGTATTATGAAACACAAATTCAACAAATAGGTGAATAAAAAAAATTAATTCTTTTTACAATATATTGCTATATTTAGTTCAAATATGGCATATATTGCTATTTACAAAGTCGTGGTTTTGATATATAATACCACAAAGAGAAAATCATTTATATAAAGGAAATTGCAATGGCAACAGCTTCTGTTGACACACGTAGACTTTTGTCCGAAACGAAATTCTACGATAGTTACTCACGCTTTAACGACGACAATGAAAGATACGAAACATGGGAGGAAGCTGTAGATCGCGTAATCGAAATGCACGCGAATCAATATAAAGAAAAAGAAAACGGATTAAAGTCTTATTTAGAAGAAGCCAGGCAAGCCTATAAAGAGCAACGAGTTTTAGGAGCACAACGTGCCCTCCAATTCGGTGGAGAACAGTTGCTAAAACACCAAATGAGAATGTACAACTGTACATCTTCTTATGCTGATCGTCCAGCATTCTTTGGTGAGATTTTCTATATTCTATTATGTGGTGCCGGTGCAGGATTTTCTGTACAAGAACATCACATTGCAAAGTTACCTAAAGTTATAGCTAGAAATAAACCAGCAAAGACACACACCGTAACAGATGATATTGAAGGATGGGCAACTGCGGTTGACGTTCTTATGGCATCATATTTTGTAGACGGTGGTAAATATCCAGATTATGCTGGCCGCCGAGTTTATTTTGACCTATCAAATATTCGACCAAAAGGTTCTAAAATCTCTGGTGGATTTAAAGCGCCTGGTCCTGATGGTTTACGTCGTGCACTTGATAAGATTGAACATCTATTACAAGACATAGTTATTGATGCAAAAGAGTCTATAGCTTTACGTCCTATTAATGTATATGATATTTGTATGCATACTGCTGATGCTGTTCTATCAGGCGGCGTACGACGTTCAGCAACTATTTGTTTATTCTCACCTGATGACGAAGAAATGATGTCAGCTAAAACAGGTAATTGGTTTGTTGATAATCCACAAAGGGGTCGATCAAATAACTCTGCTGTCATAGTTCGAGACACGACTACACCTGAACAGTTTGGTAAAATCATGACAAAGGTAAAAGAGTTTGGTGAACCAGGTTTTGTGTTTGTAGAGTCAACTGAACATACAACTAATCCATGTGTTGAGATAGGAATGTTCCCACAAATAGACGGTAAGTCTGGATGGCAGGGATGTAATCTTACAGAGATTAACGGTGGTAAATGTGTAACTAAAGAAGATTTCTTTCTTGCCTGCCGCGCTGGTGCGATCCTTGGTACACTCCAGGCAGGTTACACTGATTTTAAATTTTTACCAGATACAACAAAAGATATATTTGATCGAGAAGCTTTATTGGGAGTTTCGATCACAGGATGGATGAATAATCCCGATATTCTATTTGATGCAAAAATACTTGAGGAAGGGGCAAACATTGTCAGACAAGTCAACAGAGAAGTTGCAGAAGTTATTGGAATCAATGCGGCGGCTAGAACGACTTGTGTCAAGCCAAGCGGTAATGCTTCGGTTCTATTGCAAACTGCTAGTGGTATTCACGCTGAGCATTCTAATATGTATATTCGTAATGTTCAGATGAACAAAGAATCTGAGGTAACTCAGGCAATACAAAAAACAAATCCACATATGGTCGAAGAATCAGTTTGGTCTTCAGGCGGAACAGATGTCGTAGTCTCATTTCCTATTTTGCCAAAAGAAGGATCAATGCTCAAAGACGAACTAATCGGTGTAGACCATTTAGAATTAGTAAAGAAAGCTCAAGAGCATTGGGTAAATGCTGGTACTAACGAAGAGTTATGTGCTGATAAAGGTATTCGCCATAATGTATCAAATACTATTATCGTAAAAGATTGGGATGAAGTAGAAAGCTATGTGTTTAAGAACCGCAGAAGCTTTGCAGGTATTTCTTTCTTATCTGCAATGGGCGACAAAGACTTTAACCAAGCTCCAAACACTGGCGTTATTGATGCAAATACTATGGTTGATAAATACGGAACAGCTGCCATCTTTGCAAGTGGCTTAGTTGTTGATGCGCTCAATGCATTTGATAATCTTTGGAATGCTTGTTCTACGGCTCAAGGTATGGGTGAAGATCTATCAGTTGAGTCTACACAAACTGCATTGAAAAAAGATTGGATTCGTAGGTTCAACAACTTTGCAAATAATTATCTAGATGGCAATTTAAAAGAAACTGAGTATTGCTTGAAGGATTCTTATTTGTTACATAAGTGGAATAAGATTAATGCTAACTTCAAGGATATTAGTTGGGAACACGACCTGACCGAGAAGAAGTATACTGATGTTGATACATTAGGAGCGGCAGCTTGTGCAGGCGGAGCTTGCGAGATAGACTTTTGATAAACAGATATTTTGGAGTAACATGCAACTATTGTGAAGCAGATGTAGAAGTCATAGTAGAAAATCCTGATGATGTAGATGAACCGGTTTTTTGTCCGTTCTGTGGAGAAGATGTAAACTACTATGAATTAGACTCTGACGAATAATAAGATATATAGATCCATGTGGGTTTATAATGATAAAGAATTTAACGAAACCCCTGATGAATTTCAGGGGTTTGTTTATATGGTGACCGAGAAAGATACCGGTAAAAAATACATCGGTAAGAAATTCTTCTGGAAACCAAAAATCCTACCTATTACTAAAACACGCAAACGTAGAGTCCGCACAAGAGCCGAATCAGATTGGCGTGAGTATTATGGTTCAAGTAAAGAAGTACAAAGTTTAGTTGAATCAAAAGGTAAAGATAATTACAAAAGAGAAATCTTAAGACTTTGTAGAACAAAAGGCGAATGCTCTTACTACGAAGCAAAACTCCAATTCCAATACGATGTACTATTATCTGATGAATTTTATAATGAATTTATTGGGTGTAAGATACATGCAAAACATATTCGAGATAAATAGGGTTAATGAGGATAATATGGTAAGACCAGTTTATGAAGTGATACGTCGAACTAAGAATCGACGTAATAAAGAAGACAAAGTAAAAGAGCTGCAAGAAAATGAGTCTTGGGCTTTGAAAGATATTTTACGCGGTGCATACGATAGCACTGTAGAATTTAACTTTCCTGAAGGCGATCCGCCTTATACTCCTAATCAAGAACACAATGCTCCAGCAAACCTGCTAAGAGAGCACAAGCGATTTATCAACTTCGTTGTTGGAGGTCCAGGCGATGATCTGCCTACCTACAAACGAGAACGTATTCTATTTGAAATATTAGAGGGAATACATCCAGATGATGCAAAGCTTGTAGTAGCAATGATTAACAAAAAGAAATTAGACGGCATTTCGAGGCCGGTAATCGAGGAAGCATTTCCTGGATTATTGCAGGATTAGATTATGATTATGTGACTTATTTTACTTTTAAGGAGACACTTATACATGTCAGAAATACAGCTAGAACGTCTTAGACAAGATTCGCTTGAACTCCAAGAATATGCCCAAAAACTTGAAAAGAAAGGCAAGATCTCACTAATGCAAAAAATTCTGGCTAAGCGAAAATATCTGGATAATCGTATAAAAGAAGCTTCATAGTAAAAAAAGGAGTGTACTTCCCCCCTAAGTCGTGGTATAATAAAGTATCATTACTTTAGAGGGGGATAGTATACATGAATATTTTCATCCTAGACACAGATCCAATCGTAGCTGCTCAATTACAATGTGACAAGCATGTTGTAAAAATGATCGTCGAGTCGGCTCAAATGTTATCAACAGCTCATCGTATGCTTGACGGTGAGGAAACAAAACGTCCTTCAAAATCCGGCAAACGCATGGTAAAATATTGGGTACATCCAAATCATAATATGGAAAATACCTTATATAAAGCCGTGCATATGGGTCATCCATGTACTGTGTGGACCATGCAATCTGTTGCTAATTACATATGGCATTATCATCACTGGAAAGCTTTATGTATCGAGTATCGATTTCGTTACGGCAAAACCCACAGCACAGAAACTTTGCTGACAGACGTATTACGAGATGCTCCACGTAATATCAATTACAGTGAGAAACAAACACCATTTGCTCTTGCGATGACACATGAACCACAATGTATTCATGAAGGTGAGCCAGTAAAATCTTATCAAGAATATTATCAAACAAAGCAAGATAGATTTAAAATGGTTTGGACGCGTCGACAAATACCTGAGTGGTTTAAGGTAGCAGCTTAATATATATTACTATAAACGAGAGATAGTCATGCCAATATATACCGTTAAAAAAGATAATCCTAAATCCACAAAGACATGGGAAGTCAATTGTAAATGGGAAGAGTTACAAGATATATTACTTGAATATAAATTAAAACTAGTTCCATCTGCTCCTAGAATAGTTGAATCTACTGGTGGAACTTTAAGTAAAACCGACGATGGCTGGAAAGAAAATTTAAAAAGAATTAAAAAAGGTGCTGGTGAGGGGAATACAATTAAACTATGAAACGGAATAAGCAGCCGAACAATTCTATGACGGTTCGTCTAGATGATTTGTTAGAGTATGAACCATTAACCGAAACTCAAAGAAAAGCATTTGATGCGTGGGATGAAGATTGTAATTTAGTATTGGCTGGCTCTGCGGGAACTGGTAAGACATTTGTTGGAATGTATCTGGGTATAGAGACAGTTTTAGATTCTAATACTTTACAAGATAGATTAATTATTATAAGATCTATGGTACCTACAAGGGATATGGGTTACTTGCCAGGTACTAAAGAAGAAAAAGAAGAAGCATACATTGCTCCGTACAAAGCAATTGCATGCGATCTGTTTGGAGATAAAGGCACATGGAGTAAAGCTATCTCTTCAAATAAAATACAATTTGAGTCTACATCATTTATTAGAGGTGTAACTGTAGATAATGCTGTGATATTAGTAGATGAAATGCAGAACCTTAATTTCCACGAATTAGATTCTGTGATTACAAGAGTTGGTAGAGACTCACGTATTATATTTTCTGGAGATCATCTACAAACAGATTTTAAATATGAAGACGATAAACAAGGAATATATAAATTTCTGTCTATTGTTGAACAATTAAAAAACTTTGATATTATAAATTTTGGATGGGAAGATATTGTCCGATCTGATTTTGTAAGAGACTATATTATGACAAAAGAAATGCTTAACCTATAGGAGGAATATATGGCATTTAAACTATCAAGCCGATCAAAAGGTAAACTCGAAGGAGTACATCCAGATATGGTCGCCGTAGTAGAACGTGCAATTGAATTAACTAAAGTAGATTTCGGCGTTACATACGGTGTTCGTACTGTTGAAGAGCAAGAAAAGCTAGTAGCAGCTGGTCGATCTCAAACTATGAAATCAAAACATCTTATTCAAGATTCTGGTTATTCACATGCTGTTGATGTTGTAGCATATGACGGTTCAGATGTTGTATGGGAAATCAATGTGTATGATGATATTGCTGATGCATTTAAAGCAGCTGCCGAAGAATTAGGTGTTGCTGTTAAATGGGGCGCAGCTTGGTCTGAAGGCGATATTCGTACATACGAAGGTACGGCTGAAGATGCTATGATGGCTTATGTAGATTTACGTCGTTCACAAGGACGTCGACCATTTATTGATGGACCTCATTTCGAACTAATGTAAATTAACTGTGTACAAACACGTTAATTCGTGTTAGAATGTTATTATGAATTATATACATGAAAAAATTGACTTAGGCTATGAAACTCTACAAAGAGAAGATGGCGAGAAACGCAGGTATGTCACTCCAGAAGGTGTGGCATATCCTAGCGTTACAACTGTAAC